CTTTTCACGGTGTCAGACGGTGTACCCGGTGAATGCCGTTCCGGGCGTTGCCAACTGGCCCTTTGGTCAGGATGTCCTGGTTACTCTAAATCCTCAGCAGCTCGGGGACCTTGTAACGAACATGTACCTCAAGTGCACCTTGCCAGAGTTGCAAGATGTCATAGAGTTTCACACAATCTATGCGGATCAGCCCGGTCGAGGCATTCTCCAAAAGGCGACATTTCGTGTTGACACCCAGGAGATTGAAACTATATACACAGATTGGAACATTATAAAAGATGAAGTCTACCTCTCGGCCGAACAAAAGGATTCGCTCAAATATCTTATAAACGGTGGCCAGGAACTCGGGGCACTCCCGACTTCGAGCATCAAGTCCGGGCCCATAGATTTGTATGTCCCGCTCAACTTTTTCTTTTCCAACAATGACGAAACTTTTTTCCCCATGTGCGCCATATCGCAGCAGCATGTCGTCTTGTCCCTCACATTCAACCCGGTGTCATTCTTTAGCAACACGCACACGGTGGTCGACTACCCCGGATCACAATATCTGTGCAACATGGACAAGTTTGAAATTGTCATAGAGCAAATTGTTGTATCACCGGAGGAGCGTCTGTCCTTTCAAAATGGAACTAGAAATATGATTATAGAAACGACACGGCTCCAGCCATCTATAACTATTCCACGAGGTCAGCCGTACATAAAGAACTTTTTGGTCCCGAATATACCAGTCGAATGCTTTCACTGGTTTTTTAGAAGATCCGAGTTCGAAAGATCAAATGCCAACTTTTTGAACAGGTTCAACTACAGTGATACATACAGCTACAACTTGTCCGATCAGGCGAATAGTCCAATCATGTCCGACGCCCTCTTCTTTATGAATGGCGAATCACAACTTGGATTTATGGAAAATATAGAGCGCAAAAGTAAGCAGAGTGCGTACTATTTCAAGTATGTCGAGACCAACACGGCTGATTTTTCCAGTCCGACAAGAAATATTTATACATACTCGTTTGCATTGAATCCCACGGAAGGCCCTTTAACGGGTGCGATGGATTTCAAAGCAATGACGGCCGATAAGACATTTATAAACGCCTCGCTCTTGGCAACGGCAACAAGTGAATATGTCATGAATATATTTTACACAGGTCTCGTAAATCTACAATTCAAGGGTGGATTTATGACTATTGTAGTGTAAACAGGTCGGCACGATTTAGTTGGATGTAATCTATAATTTTATTCTTGACGCACCACCGTATAAAATTGAGTTGGGCCACAGTTGTCGTAACATCAACCGCGTCGGGACCCGGGATAGTGTATACAAACTTTTCTGTCCGACAAAATGGATCAAAGAGTTTTTTACTGTACCCATCGAGTGAGGACTTGTAAGCACAGTGTACAGCAAACTGCTTGCCATCATCCATTTTATATATAAGTTGCTTCTTTTTTGAATAGTTTGTTATAAACCACTCGAGGTTTCGAAGTGAAACATTTCCACGCTTTTCAAGAATATCAACGAGATGCTTTGCATTCTCAGGAACAGAGTAAAAACTGTTTATAGAATCGAGGAGGGTGTCAGACCGACTCATTTTATAAAATTCCATCAAAATCTATAACTAACTTTTTTCTGGGAGTATCGCTTGACGCTATACAAGCCGGGCAAGTATCACTGAAAAGCGGTGGGACCCCGTGATTGTGTAAAAGGCCCGACTGAATGAGTTTAATCGGCTGTATCCTTTTACATTGGTTTTGATGTTTCGCACAGTACCCGGCAAACTTTCCATTGCATGTGCACCTTGTGCCTTTTGCAGTTACACCAAGGCATGTTTGAGTTGTTATTGGGGTGGTTATATTTAAATTCAAAAGAATTGGAATATCCCTCAATAACAACGCAAGAGAAATCTGATGTGTTTCGGAAATAAACTTGGCATAGCGAGTCAGTGCATCCTGCACGCGGTTCTCAACCTCTTGCTCGATGAGTTTAGTTATGGTCTCCATTTATCTTCTTACGCGTCTCTTGTTTATTATAAAAATTTTTAAAAAGGTCATCTATCCTCCGATTGCTCTTGTCGGAGGGGTCCACGGGGCCTGTCAACTTTTTGACACGGGGCTCTTTTTTCTCAATGAGACTCCCAAAAATTTCATCCTTTGGGTTCTCCATAAGCGGTTCTAAAAGGTCGCACACGGGGTTCATAAACTTGTTTGTAAAGTAGTACCTGTAATCAAGTGGGATATTGTGCTGCTTGACCCACTTTGGGTCCTCTGACTTTTCAAACTGTTTGGCGCTATCACCAAAGACTATGACATACGGGACCCTATCACCAATCTGAGGCTCAGAGCCCGGCTCGCGCTCACGCATCTTCTGGACGACCCGAACATGGGCCAAGTTGTCAGACTTGTACGAATCACCGAGTCGCTGTGAGAGCACAAGCTTGTCAATCGGGACTCGACCATCGAGCAACTCGGCGGCCCTCGAGTGCGCGACGAGCTTTGCACCCTCCGGATTTTTACTCTCCAGAATGACATCAAGGTGCTCTTTGCAAACCTCTCGAACGAACGGGGTGTTATCACGACGAACAAGCTGGAGCCCCTTGACATCAATGTAATCCATGTGCATCTGACCCTGCTTGTTTTTTGTCCAAAGCTTGGCCGCGTACCGCTTCTTTGAATACAAAAAGTAGGGGCAGTACACCTTTTCGAGCTCGAGGTTGTTTGGTTTTTTGAAGAGCATCGTGCACTGCTTGGCGGCCTCCTCACCGAGCTTCCAACTGTACTCGATTGCATCTTGGCCAGTGCGACCACCAACATCAAACTCAACCATCACGCTATCGGTGTTGTGCACTATGAGCTGACCGACGCCCGCGTGAAAGTGGTGATTATCCGTGGTCAAGTCGTACACATACATCCCATTGTTTGGAATTTCCGTGATGGATTGAATCTCATTTGGATTTTCTATGTCAGTCGTCGAAGGTTCCAAAATGTACACCCCATTAAATTTCACCTCGACATCGTAACCCATCATACGAAGGGCCGCATACTTTTTGAGACTTTCCACCTGGTCGGCCGTGTCCGTAAATACTTTGACATGGGCCGAGTGTATGTCTGGGAAAGAGTGCATCAAATTATTACCAACCTTTAAAAACTTTGGTTGGAGCATAACACCCATCGGATCAAGCAGTGAGTGATCCTCGGTAACGCACACGCACCCGGTCCTTGTCAGAATTCTATAAATCTTTTTATTCGTCAAGTGTCGAATGACCCTGTGGACCCGCGTCCACCCCTGTTCGGTCCAAGTTTCGACATTGTTCAACTCGGAAAAATCTTTTTCATCCGTTTGGACCCACGACTCACCTTCAAGTTTTTCTATGGACTGAAAGGTAATTTTACCGTTAATCCTCAATAGCAAGGCGGTGTCCCCAGTGACCGAGTCGCCGTACCGCACCTTGGCCCCGGGAAAGTTGGCCTCGACATAATTCTTGGTCTCATCAATCATGCCGCGGCCACGCATGGTTACTGTGGATGCAATCGCCACGCACGGAAGCATACCTTTCGAGGCACCCGTGAACCCATACACAGAGTTCATAGAAATCTTGTACGCGAGCTGCTTTCCATTATAAACCTGCTTCATAGCACCCGATGCCGTCGCCATGTCCGCCTTGGCTTTTTTACGAAACTGTTTAAGCTCTTTCAGGACCTCGGGCAAAAGACTGGAGACATTTTGGGCAAATCGGTACTGACCAAACTGCTCATAAGTTATTCCGGGGATGTTGTCATACTTTGGGTTTAGGACCAGTGTCGAGTAGCACAGATTGTGTGCAATCATAATAGATGGGTACAGGCCCTCAAAATCCAAAGCTGTTATGGGAGTATAGTACGCACCTGTCTGTGCATCGAGCACAGTCGCCCCGGCGTACCCCTCATCGCCCCCGGCATTTGCACCCCACCGAATCGTCGGCACCTTGTACCCAAGCTCGCGAGCCTTGCGAGTCAATTGGGAAAAGACTTTGATTTGCTGACCGCGTTCCGAAAGGTAATTAATGGGAACCCAGGTCGCCTTGGCCATCTCGAGCAAGTTTAGGAGATTGTACAATTTGTCCATCAACCGGTGCGGGAGCACAGTATCCTTGATGCAGTACTCGGCGACCTCACCGAGCTCATCAGGGTCCCCCTTGGCAAATCGACGAAACATCTCCTTGGGTGTCATGTCGAGCTTTTGATCGCCGAGAAAGTGCTTTGAGACAAAGTTGAGTGAGTACGCATCAAGCTTTTGCTCACGCTTGACATCGTGAAACAAGTCAAAGATGAATCGACCCGGCATCGGAAGAATCTTTAGCATGTTGTCCCCCAGTGCACTTGAAGAAAGTTTTTTGTGCACAAGCTCACTCTTGACATCTCGAAGTTTTCCGAGATCCGAAAACTCATCGAGGCACCCTGTCATGAGCGCCCGAATGTATATAAACTCAAGGTCAAACCCAAAGATGTTCCAGCCAGTCATGATGTCAACATCGTGCTTCATAAGATAATCACGGAATCCGAGCAAAAGTTCACGCTCAGTGTTAAATGAAATGACATTTGGGCCCGAGGTTTTTTTGTAGCACAGGCAAGTCTGATCAAACAGTTCGGTTTCACCGAGGCGTTTCAGTGTAATTGCAATCTGAAAGCAGGCATCCCCCATAATGTTTGGGTCCGGAAACTTGCCCGTTGAACTATTTGTCTCAATATCAAATGATGCAACCACAAATGGTGCCAAGTCATCTCGGGCGACCGGTGTTAAAGTTTTCCAGTCAGAGC